CTTCGCCTTTTACGACTTCTTGCTTTGCTTCTGCTTGCTCTAGCTTACTTCCTTGTTCGGCCGCTTCTTTGATAAAATCCGTAAATGCTTTAGCCTGTTCTTTGCTTGCGCCGTTTTTCTCCATAGTCTTTGCGTAGTCATTAAGAGTACCGCCCGATTTTATCGCTTTAGCCGCTTCTCTTAGGTGGTATTCCAGCGCCGCGTCATTGCCGATTATCGGTACGTATTTTAGAGCCGTTTGACGCACCGCATTTACAAACGCGGTTTTACTAGCCCCGCTAAAAGTCGTGGCTATGCCTTTGTTAAATCTAGTCGGCATAATAAATTTGCTATCAAGCGCCGCGAAAATCTCGGCTAAATTCCCTCTAGCCTTTGCGAGCTTGTCTATTTCTTTTACGATCTCTTTAGCGCGTTCGCTTTTAAAGTTTGTCTTTTGCAGGGCTTCGTTTAGCTCTTTGCCGTTTAAAATTTCTCTTACGTTAAACGTCCCTGTTTTGCCTAGCGCGCCCTCAAAATCGTCTTTTATCGCCGCAAGCTCAAATTTTTGCGCCTGCTCCGGGCTAAGCTTTGAGATAAATTTATCGTAAAGCCCGCCTTGCGCGTCTCGTAGTCCTCTAAAGGCGTTCATAACATCTTGCGCCGAGCTTTCGGCATTAGTCATCGCCTTAAAAAGCGGACTTCTTTCAAAGCCTTTAAAATCTTTATATTGGGCTAAATTCTCCCTCAAATACGCTCGCGCCGCGTCGTCGCCTAGTAGATCGTCCATTGCCCGCTCTAGTATCTCTTTGCCTTTTATAAAATTTATCTTTGTAGCGTACGAGTTTTTATCGGAGTTTAGGATGTCGTTTAGCCCTTTATTGTAGTTCGCTCTTAGGTCATTCAGGTCTCTTACGCCTAGTTCCCGCCCTTTTAGGCTATCAAATCCATCCATTACCGCGCGGGTTTTGTCGCTTGATTTGTCAAAAATGTTTAAATTTGACGAGTACTCCTGCTTCATCTGCTCTATCGCATCATCTGAAAGTTTGATCTTTTGCCCATTTTTAAAGACGTCCAGATTGTCTATGGCTTGCCCGAAATTATCTTTTGTCGCCTTATAGTATTGCTCCACCACGTCTTTTAAGTCCGTTGTCTCGCTTTGCCCTATAATCTCGCGCAGGCGATTAACGTCGCTTTGGGCTAGATCAGCCAAATTCCTAGCCCCCCGTCCGCTCTTATCGCCTCTTAGAGCGTTTAAAAGGCGTTCGGCAGATTTTCGGTCGCTAAGAGCCAAATTCAAGATTTTTTCGCGCTCAGCATCAAGCCCTCTTGTATTGTTTATTGCAGCGGCCGCATCGTCAAGGCGGAGTTTTTGTGCGGCTCTTGCGCTTAAATCTTTCGCTTTGTTGATTATCGGGTTTAGTAGTTGAAGGTCGGTTATGTTTCCGCCGTCTACTTTATAGCCGCCTACTTCTGCAGCATTTCTTAGCATTGCTTCGGCCTCGTCGCCGGCGATTGCTTCGGCAGACTTCATCGCCCCTTTGACGTTTGCCGTCGGCACGCCTTCTATTGCCTGCTTACCCAAATTTAAAAGAGGCATTTTGTCTGCGACCTTGCCTGCTAGATTTAACGTAGGTTTGCCGTATTTTGCCGCCGCCCCTATTAGTGCGTCACCCGCAACCGAAAATAAAGCCTCTTCGCCCATCTTTTTTGCCGCATTAGCCAAATTTGCCTCTTGCCCCGCATAATTTGAGTTATTAAGGTGGTCTACGCCGCTACCGCCTGCTGCGCCTAAAGCTCCGCCCGCCATATTTTGCAAAAAGCCGCCGCCCTTTTTATAGCTCAATGCAGCCCCTGCCATAGAGCCGGCATTATCTCTCATTACTCGTCCGATCTGTTTTATCAGCCCGTCGTCAAGGTCAAAGAGCTCGTCGCCCTTTCGCAGATACAAATTGCCGTTATACTCGCTTAGCCCGTCGGCTAGCTTGCTTTGCCTGATAGAGTTTGAAACGCTATGTAAAAACTCGCTCTTTTGCTTTTTGACGTCATCCCCGCCGAAAATTAGCGGGTTTGCGTTGTCGAATTTTGAAATAGCATTATTAACCGCACTTTTTATTTCATCCGTGTTTTTTGCGTTTGAAATATCTGCGCGATAATCCCTATCGGCTCCCGCCGCGTCTGCGGCCGCATTAGTCGCTACGCCGCCAAAAAGCTTTAAAGGATTTAGCGAAAAAGGCAAAATCTCCGTTTGCAAACCTTTTTCCATCGGCATAGGCTGTATATTTTTGCTCGCCTGCTCGGTGGCTATTTGTTTTCTTTGTTCATCGGTTAAATTTACAAATTGCATTTATATTCCTTAGTAATCGTTTCTACCTTGTTTCACTATCATTCCGCCGTTCGCACCTCGTGGACGCGTAAAATAGAGCGTGTCTATCATCTCGTTTAGCGCCGGCAAACTCTCCTTAAACTGCTCCATATTTACGCCGCCGTTTTGCATTTCAGTCACCATATTTTGATAAAACGTTCTAATCTGGTTTGCGGTAGCGTCCATTGCGCTTTCAAAGTCTGTGTTGCTTATCTCGTCGCCTGTGGGAAAAGCTTTTAAGAGCTGTTCGTATTGCATATTACTCATCTTTCCGCTACCGAATGCGTTTTTAAATAGCAGCGTCGCGTTGCTAAGTTCCTTTTTGAAATCGCTTGTCTTTTTATCCTGAATATCAAAGATTTTCGCCACCCCGTGTAAGGTATTATCCAGCCAGCCTACCTCTCCGCCGGTATAGGCTGCGCGCGCTCTTTGTAAGGCTTGTAGCGTGCTTGTCATATCGGCGATGTCTTTTACGTATTTTTGTTGCAGTTTGTTTCTATCCAAAAGGCCGCTTATTTTGCCGTCCGTTTTCCCCGCATCTTTTAGCGCATTGTATACGTTGCCGTTTGGCGTATTTATATCGACCATCGCCTTTTTGTATCTATACTGTTGCTCCGGGCTAGCGGTTTTTAAATTTTCCGGTAACTCGAGCCCCAAAGCTTGAAATCCTAAATCCGTTTTTAAGCTATCTGAATACAAATCGCCCTGATGTTTATTCTTATCAAATTCAAGCCTCCCAGCACTTGTATTTGCATTCATCCTCGACGTATCGGCGTTATACATCGCCGTATTTGCGTTCATCGCGCCTATTTTGTCTTGATTATTCCAGTGTAGGGCTTGGTTGTTCCAGTTTTTTACTTTTTCGTTTAGCTCGCTTTGCTTAAATTTTTGCGTAAAAGCATTACTGCTTGCTGTTTCCGCTTCGGTTACGGCGTTATGTCTTGCCGTTTCGGCATCTCGCGCCCCCGTTAGCGCCTCGCTAGCCAGATTTGATCGCATAGTTTCGTTGATTTTCATCTGATTTTGGTTTTTCGTTACGTTTTCTTTGTATATGTCCCAAAGGGAGCGTCCGACCGCTCCGACTGCGTCTATCATATTCGTGTTGTAGTTAAAATCCACCCGGTTCGGGTTAAAGTACGCCACCTTTTTGCTCCTTAAATTTTAATCAATAGCCCTCATCCTCGTCTTTGCGCTTGCCAAAAGCGGACGAGTTCCACGCGTTAAGTAGGTTTTGGTTCGCCTGATTTTCCCTTGAAATCTGCCGCTCGGATAGCATTTTATTGAAATCAAACGCCGCCTTTTGCTGCTTCATCAGGTTTTTTGCCGCCTGCTGTTGAGCTATGCCCGAGTAGATATTACCCGCCATTCCTAGCGCGTTCATCCAGTTAGGCGTTCCTGCCGCGTCGCTATTTCCCAGCCAGCCTAAAGCCTTGCCGCCCGCGTTTTTTAAAAGCCCCATAAAGTCAAACCCGCCGCCGCTAGCCGCAGAATTCGCAGTTGCAGCGCCCCTGCTAAAAAACCCGCCTAAATCCATTTTCTCCTCCTTATAGCATTCCTGCTGATTTTAAAATCTCCGCACCTAGTTCGATGTCGCTTACGTTCTCGCCTTTTTTCACGCGCTCAAATGCATTTACGCCGCCCGCGCCCCTGTTGCTGCCGATGATAGGATCGGGCTCGCCGCTCACTTTGGCAAGGTTTATCATTGCCTTCGCGACTGCTTTCCACCCATCGTAGTTTTCGCCAAGTAGCGGCATAAAGCCGTTCTCGTCGGCAAATTTGCCTAGCTCCTCGAGCTTTATCGTCGGGAAGTCTTTTTTAAATTCGGCCGAATTTTTGTTAAAAATTTCTTGCTGCCTAGCTTGCTCTGCGGCTGCTGCTTGCGCGGCTTGAAACTGCGCTAATTGCTCTTTGATCTGCCCTATGTCACCTAGTCCCATACTTTCAAGCATTGCTTGTTGCTCGGGCGTCATTACAGCGGGCGCGCTCTCTTTGGGCGTAGCTTCCTCGCTTTTTGGGGTCTCCTTTGGTGCTTGGGCTACCGGCGCCTCGCTTGTTTCTTGTACTACTTCCTGCGGCTCGCTTGCTTGCGTAGGCTCCTCGCTTGCGGTATCTTGCCCCTCGTCAAATGCCCCCATTAGGGCTTCTATTGCGTCGTTTTCAGTCATTTTCATTCTCCTTGTAGTTGTCAAATACGTCAAGAAGGCTATCGAGAAGTTTTAAATTTCCCATAGCCCCCAGCCTCGCTCTTTTTTTCAGCGCCTCGTTCTCCGCGACGTTTAAATTTTCCGCGTATAACGAGCAGGCGCGCTCTATAAATTTCCTAAAAGCCTCCTTGTTCATAAGCTCCGCCAGCTCCCGCCGCGTTCCAAACTGTTCCCATTTGTCCCGGTATAGGCGCATTCTCATTTGCGGCAACATTCAAACTATCCTCCTCTCCTATAAAATTATGCGCGTCTTTGATCCCGTAAAGTGGCAGAAGTTCAAGCATCAGCTTTTTGTTCGCCTCTTTCATTTTCTCAGCGCCTATTTGATCGCCCGTTTGCAAGCACATTCCAAACTGCGCGCCGATTATTTGCCCCGCGTCCATAAGCGACCTTTTTTGCACCTCTTTGTTTAGCGCGCCTATGCCCGTGTTTAAATTTACGTTAAAACTAGGCACTTCTCCGCGGTTAAACCCCGCGAAAAATATCGGATCGCCGTATTTCCACACTAGAAATGCTAGCCTCTCGAAAATAGGCTCGAAAAAGGTCTCGTTGTAGGTTCTGATGTAGCCTTGCAATCTGACGCTGCCCTCGTTCGCCATAATGCTTGCCATAGTGGCGGTTTCTTTTCTCGTAGTGGGCGCGCCGTTTTGTTGAGGGGAAACGCCGCTAACCTCGCTCATTTCGTTTTCTATCGTTTGCAAAGCGGTCATTGCCGCGCCGATGTCGCCCGGCGGGACTATTTTTACGTCCGCCGCGCCTTCAGTAAATACTGGCTCGCCCACTTTTTCCAAATCAGCGCGCGATACGCTAGCCGAGCGGTTGAATATCACTTTCGGCGATACGTGAGTTCTCACGACGTCGGTTACCGAGTTTCTAGTCACGTTTAGCTCGTCTTGTAACGGTAGCATAGACGCAAGAGCTGGCTCGCCGTAAGCGCAGACGTAGTCCTCGTCGTTTTTGCCCCTAACTTGCGGGAGCATATACCCAAATACGAAAGGCTGTCCATCTTTTAGCTTTACCGCGTCCCTTAAAATATTGCTCTCGTAGATAGTGCTTACTTGCCACTCTTTGCCTTTGAGTTCGTAAATTTCGAAAAGTTCGAAGCGTTCGTAAGGTTTTTTATCGTCAAACGTTTCGGGCGTTTCTATCTTGAAAACTCCATTTTTTAGAAATTCTTTTACGTCCTCGCTCGTGAGGTAGATTTTGTGCACGATGAAACGAATATCGTTTAGATCTCTCGCGCTCGGGTCAAAATACAAGTCGCAAAGCTCTATCTCCTCTATCCTTGCCTCATTGTCTTCCCAGTATACTTTCACTGCCGACGATGCGGTAAACGGCGCTTTTAAAAATATCGGCGCAAAAACCTTATACAAATTTATGCGCTCGCAGTAGTGATCTAGCGCCTCTTGCCACTTATCTATCACGTCGTTAGTAGAGTTGATATACGGCTCTAGTTTGGCAAATCTGTCGTTGTTAAAATACGTTTCGGTTAGCCCGTCGTAAATTCTCTTTGCCTTTGAATTAAGCTTCGGTATGTAGTTTTTGCTTTTGTTTCTGTCTTTCAAGCTTTGTAAAATTTCAGGCTCTAGCACCAACAAATACGCGTCGTTTAGCTTGTCAAACGCGGGTTTATACCGCTCATAGCCATTAATCGCAATCTGCCGTAGCTCGTCTAGGTAGCCCGCTCTATCGTCCATTTTTCCCCTCCAATCTATAATACGTGGTTTTGCCAATTCCCGTTAGCTCGCACACTCGGCGCATTCCTACACCCTTTGCTTTGAGCGCGCTTGCAAACCTCACTTTGTGTTGTTTCGTCGGCACGACTCGCACTCCTTTCGTGAGCTCGCAAATCATTGCAGCGACCGATAGCCTGATCGCCTCGTCATCTAACGCGGCTATTTGCCGTATGATTTTGGGCTCTATTCTTTCGTAAATATACTCAAGTTGCAGTCCCAAATCTACCCTATTTTGGGAAAAACGCGCCATTTTTTATCCTTTACCACCCAAAATCATCGTCTCGCGAGCGCTCGCGTTTAAATTTCGGCGTAATCTTGTCAAAAAAGGTAAGCGCCAAAGCATCCGCGTAATCTGGGCTAACCCCGTATTCTTTTTTAATGGCGTCTTTTGGGAGTATCAAATATCTTTCTTTGCTATCGTATTCGTATTCGATCATCTGCAGCTGCCTTTTGATTTTCTCGTTTGCGCCCATAGATAGCAACGAGAAAGCCTCGCGCAAGGAAAAATACATCTCCGCGCGCTTATTGGCGTATCTGCGCTCATCGGTAGCCTTAAAGCTCGCTTTTGCTTCTCTTACGACGCCTTGCAGTCCCAAATCGCACAGCGTGTCGTATACTCCGGCGCCTACGCCTATCGTATCGATAAAAATCACATCGGGCTTGTTTTCTGCGCGCTCGTAGCGTCCGTATATTTCTCTTGCCAGCCCCGTGACACTTGCTATTCTAAAGCCCTCAAAGCTTTTCACGCGGTAGCCCTCTCTTTGGCAAAGCACGCTTTCATCATCTCCGTCGCGAGCCACGTCAAGCCCCCAAACGCCTAGAGCCTTGCCGTTAAAATCCCACGCCGCGCTAAAAGAATTTTCTATCATCGATAGAGCAAATAGCGCGTTTGTCGTCGTGTCTAAAAACTCGCCGTAAATTTCTTGTCTTACTACGTCGCTACCTGCTCCGCCTAGCTCTGCTATTAGCTCGTCTATTTCGCCGTGACGCAGCATAGGGTTTTTGTAGCTTGATATTTGAAAATTTATCCAGTCTTTGTCGTTTCTCATCCCGCGCGAGGCTAAGTCGAAAAACTTATTTTTCCCCTTTGGCACTCCGCCGATAAAAGCCCGCGACGTCGGGTAGTCAAGCAACATCGGGCGTATAGCGTTGTCCCAAAGGTAGGCGTTTTTTAGGATGATGCCCGCCTCGTTTAAAACCACGATGTCATAGCCGAAGCCCTCGATATTTTCGGGACGTTCTGCAGACCTCATATCCATATACGCGCCGTTTATCGTGAGTTTTTTATCCTGTGCGTGAAATTTCCACAGCTCTTTTGGAAGCTGTTTGAGTTCGGGCAAAAAATATCGCTCGTAGTATCTTTGCAAGTTGCCCGCCACCGTATCGACCCAAAGTATCTTTTTGCCCTCGAGTAGCCACTCGATACAAGCGTTTGCCATGCCTTTTGTGAACCCGCAGCGCCTACCCTTTTCTATCGTGGTAAATTTCGCGTCGTTTTCAAAAAATACCTCGCGCTGCCAAGGAGCGTATTTTAGATTGAGCTTAATCTCGCTCATCTGCCAGCTCCCGCCTTTCTATCACGATTTTTGTTTCTTCGCTTTGTTGCACGTTTGCATTGTTTATCGTAGTGCTCGCAGCTCTTTGATTTACGCCTAGCGTTAGGCTTGCTTTGTCTATCGCGTCTTGCAGCGCTTTGTAGTCGTTTGCGTTTAGCTCCACCGGCTCGAAATTTTGCACCCCGTCGCCTACGCCCACCTTTTCAAATTTGGTATTTTTATCTAGCATTTGGGTTATTTTGGCTAGGTTCTTTTGGGTAGCATTAAAAATCAGCCCGCGGTTATACGCCTCGTCTTTAGCAGCGTTCATTATCGCGTTCATTTGTTCATCGGGCAACGTTTGCCTCGCCGAAATCATCGTTACTTCGGCCTCTACGTAGCGTTCATTTTCAGGCGTCAAATCTTTGGTTATTTTATTCGCTGCGCCCAGCGAAATATTATGTTTTTTTGCTAACTCTCTTTGGCTAAATTTACCCGTAAGATAGTCTGCGATTATTAGCTTTTTCGTCTGCTCTGTTATCTTCGCCACCTATTTTCTCCCCATCTCGCTCTTGATAAAGTCTATCGCCTCGCCCGAGCCGTAGCAAACTTTCGCCTTTGCATAGCCATAGCAGTTGATAGCATCTATCCAATCCTCTTGCTCGTCCGATACTCTGCTTAGGCTCTTTTTTGCGCGCTTCATCTCTACAAATACGATCTTGCTCGGTAAAAATACCAGCATATCGGGAAAACCTGCGCTAGTTCCCATAGCTTTGAGCTTCTTTTTATATTGCACGCTAGCTACTCTTTCGTTTGCTACGTGCGTAAATGGGATTTTATTTACCCGTAGCCAGTCGGCAAAATACATCATCTCGTGATCCTCTAGCGGCACTTGCCCCGTCGCTTTTGCATACGCTAGAGTGTTTTCGTATTTTGGTATCATCAATACCCTACCTCTACGTATTCGCCCTCGCCGATAGTGGCCGCGGCCTCTGCACGTAAGCAAAAATAAAAATAATCCGAACTCGCGCTAAGCCCTGCTCCCGAACAAAACTCTACCGCGTCTTGTTCTCCTGCGAATAGTGCTATTAGCCAGCCATCTTTTATCCGCCCGGCTTCTTTTAGACTCTCAAATAAAAACCGCTCTTTGTATTTGAGTCTGCCATCGGCATCAAACCAATCGTCGCTATTTTCTATCTCGTCAAGCTCCAGCCTATACACGGCATAACTTAAAATTTCGGTCATAATAACCCCCTTATCGTTTCTTTTAATCTTCTCTCGGCTATCTCGCAGTATTTGCCTTCTATCTCGCAGCCGATGAAGTTTCTATTTAGCTCCTTGCAAGCTACCGCCGCCGTGCCGCTGCCCATAAAAGGGTCAAATATCAAATCGCCCTCGTTTGACGCCGCCAAAACTAGCTTTTTGATTATCTCTAGCGGTTTTTCGCTTGGGTGTCCGTATTTGCTTTTTGACGCGTTGTGAGTGAAAAGCTTTGATCTGCCATTGATTTTTACACCCTTTTCTCTGATGTAGATTATATTTTCGATGTCGCTTTTAAAGGTGTTATTCGTGAAAGGCGCGGCGTTAGGCTTGTGCCAAAAAAGCTCGGCTACGTTATAGCCCTTGTCGTATCCCCAGTTCATTATGCGCGGCTTTTGTTTCGTCGAGCAAAATATAAAAATATTGATTTTCTTGCAGACGCGCGCTATTTGTTCTAGCGTAGCCTCTATGTCAAAACCATGCGAGATTTTATCCAGCGCGCCGTTTTCGTATACGGGGCGTTTGCCTAGTCCGCCGCCTTTTGTAGCTATCTCGTAAGGCGGATCGGTCACAACGAGATCTACGCAACCGCTAGGCATTGAGCGCATAAATTCTAAACACTCGGTATTGTAAATTTTATTTAGCTCCATTAAAACAAACTCCTTATCCCGCTTTTATAAATCATATAATCAGGCTTAGACTTGCTGCCATTACTTAATTTGGCTTGTTTTAGCCTGTAATCTTTAAAAACTTCGCAACCGTCGTTTTCTATCCTATCGTCAATATACGGCAATATATCGCTATTCTCGCTTGAAAAAAATATAAACGGCTCGCGCACCGATCTAATCAGCTTTAAAAAGTCGCGCAACCCCCAAAAGCATTTGTAGCCTGCCTTATTCGTCTGTAGATACGGTGGATCTAAAATCAATACGACGTCCTGTCCGTCAAATTCTTTCATTAGTTCCATTGCGTCTTTGCGGACCATCTCTACGCCCTCTAAATAGCCCTTAGCGCTATACTGCGACACGGAGCCGTTAGCCCCAGAAAAAAATCTTTTCTCTTTCTTAAATTCGGCTTCGTTATGCGCATAGCTCCCGCTGTAAAATAAAACCGAGCTAAACGTTAGCCAATCGATATAAAAGCCTTTGTTTTTGAAGTCATCTAAAATTTGAGTTATCTCGTCTTTATCCTCGGGGCTTATCGATCTATCTTTGCCGTATTTTTTGTAAATAGGAGTTATCGCGCGTAAAATTTCGTTAGTTTCGCCGATATGCGCTAATCTTTCGCAATACCCGTCAAAATCATTGTATATTACGCGAGCATTCGGATAGATTTGTTTTATATTGTGACTAAGCAACCCCGACCCACCGAAAGCATCGATAAAAATCCCGTTTCGGTAACTCATAAACTCGTCTTTGATGAGCTCGTTAAACTGCTTTATGAAGTTTCTTTTTTGCCCCTGAAACGGCAAAGGCGCGCGGTTAAATTTGGCCATCAAAACAAACTCCCTTGCTCGCCTTTTACTCTTAGCTCGCCCTCTCTCAATATTTCCTCTTGTGCTTCTCCCCCCGCAATTTTTATCCTCACGATATTTCGCACAAAATCAACCATCCATACCTCGTAAAATAGTGTTGCGCCTTTTGGTCTAAACTCTAGTTTCATATTGCCGTCCTTATGGCCAGCATTGCGCCTACTTTAGGGTCGATAGGCAGCGGTGCGTCCGGATCTTTGCTTATTTTGTAGATGATTTGATCTTGTCCTTTTTCTCGCAATTCTATTTCTTGCTTTTTAGCTTGGTATCTGGCCGAATTCTCTACGCTGATAAATTTAACCTCGCCTATTCGGTATTGATGCTTAAATAGCCACTCAAACACCGCCTGCGTGTCCTCGCCGCTTAGCTTAGGGTATTTGCCGTAGCTATTCACGGAAAATTTATTTATTATGTCGCCGTCCTCGTCGATGGCTAGCCGCACCACGTCGTAAAACGGCGGCACTCCGTAGCAAAACTCCTGCCCTTTGTACGCTTGCCTGATAAAATCGATCATCGCTTCAAGGCTTTCAAAGGCATATTTGCCCTGCTTTATTGCTTCTTTGGCTAGGATAGTTTTATATGCGGTGATAGCTTTTTTCATCGCTAATTCTTTGCTCACGTAGCGCTCTAAAAATTGCAGTCTAAATTTGAAAAAATCCATAAGCTTGCTATCGGGGATGTCTTTGATTTCGTCCTCGTAAATCATCGCTTGGACTTTGTTGCACTCCACCGCTTGCATTATTAGCTCGACTCTATCTATCGCCATAATCTGCTCCTTGTTCTAGTATCTCGCACTCTATCGCATCGTTGCTTCTAAACCCGAAGCGCGCTAGGTCGTCGTAATCTACGCTTTGTCGCTCTGTTTGCCCTTTTTGCACTTTAGGCTTAAACACCCCTTGCCACTCGTTCGCCATTGCTTCACGTATGCAGGCATTGACGTCTATACCCTCGCTTGCCCACTTAGCCCACTCGCTGAATTTCATCTCGATACCTTGCTTGCTTAGCTTTTCTTTGCGCTCTTTCTTGTAGGCTAGGTATTGCTCCCAAAGATTAGGGTCGAGGAAATCCGGCAAACTCGGCTTAGGGGGTAAGGGGGTATTATTAAAAGCTTGTAATTTTAAGGCTTGTAATTGATTACTGCTTGTATTATTCATTCGCGCGCATACATTATATGGCGGACGCTCTATTTTCCGTTCGCGGACGTTGGATTTTCCGTCGGCGACCTGATTTTCTCCGTCGGCGGACGTTGGATTTTCCGTTCGCGGACGAGCTGCGTTTTCTAGGGCTACGATCTTAATTTTTCGATTAGTTACTACCGCGCCGAATTTTTGTAATTCAACCTCGACGTAGCCTAGATTTTTTAATTTCGTTACTCCTGAGCTAGCCCAATCTTTAGACTTGCCTAACTTCTCGCCCAAGTACTCGTTAGAGGCGTAGCAATAGCCCTCTTTTGCCGACAAAGAGGATATTAAAATCAGTAGCCTAAGCTCGTTTTGTATTCGCTCGTCAAGCAGCCACGAGTTAAAACAAATCGCGTAACCGTCGTTTAAATTTTCGTTCATTCCTCATCCCCTTTAAATTTCTCTACCGTCAGCCAAGCAAACGCGACCGACGCAAAAAGACAAACCGCCAAAAAGCTCAAAATAACCCAAATGATCAAGGCTAAGACTTTCATTTCACAACCTAAATTTGAAGTAATTAATAAGCTCGAACAGGATAATGCCGATCGCAAAAGACGCGATAACAAACTCAATGTCAGGCATCACGCCACCCTTTCAACGGCTTTTAAAATTTCCGCACTGTGCCCCGTAACGGCGTCTTTTTTTGTGCCGATGACTGCTAGATAACCTTGTGCCACTAGCTCGTTTACGCGGCCGCATACGCCGCACTCTTTGAACTTATACCAGCGGGCTATTTCTTGCCGCGTCGCGCCGTTTGGATGCAATTTAAAGCATTCATATACCTGCGCCCGTTTGCCGTTTAGAAACGGCTTTATGGCACGATATGCTTTTAGCGATGTTTCTGCTATCATTTTTTAGCCTTTTTGAGCTGTTTGGCTTCGCGTTCAGCACGCTCTATCTCCGCCAAATACGGCTTAATTTCTAGCCCCCATTTGTCCTCTGGGTGCTTTGTTCTGCTTTTTTGGCTTATCCTTAGCCGCGCGTATTTGCTGGGCTTTTTGTCGCACGACCCAGCCGCGTAGACGTTTGCGCTAGATAGGCAAACGTCGTAATCCATTATGTCCAAAATCAATTTTTCTCTATAAGTTAGTTTTTTCATAACCATATATTACATATAGTTCTATTAAGAATTACTTAAAGTAATTTGATTTTTTGATGAAAAAACTATAAAATCTTACAAAAAGTAATTTTTATGGGAGGTATTTAATGAAAACATTTGCCCAAAAAATAGATGACCTATTAAAAGAAAGGGCTATTACGACACAGCAATTAGCCGACCGCGTGGGTGTTTCTCAATCTCTAGTCAGCCAATGGAAACTAGGAGCAAAAACGATAGGGAAAAAGAATTTAGCGTCGCTCGTGGATTATTCCGGGTATTCGATAGAATATTGGTATGATGATAATATTGACACTCCCGAAAAAATCGATGGGGGTAGCGAAGCCGACAAAAACACCATATACGTTCCGTTTTTTAAGGACGGCGTAGTTTCCGCGGGCTTTGGTGCAGAAAACGGCGATTTGGGCGATCCTGATATGCTACCGTTTAAGCCGGAGGATTTGCGCATAATGTTCAACGTAAGCCCTAAAGCGCGCGTAGGGATAATCCCTTGCTTTGGCAACTCAATGGAGCCGACAATAATGGAAAGCGACTTGGTAGTGTTTTGCCATGACGGGCAAGAGGCGATAGAGGGCGCGATATACATTTGCAGATACGACAATGAGCTGCTAGTCAAAAGATTTAAAAAACGCCCATATTTTGCGCTAATAAGCGACAATAAAGACTACGAGCCGATAAAAATCGCAGAGGATCTAAATATCGAAATTCTCGGACGCGTCGTCGGTAGCTACTCCATAAATTCAAAGAGGTTTTAGGATATTTAATAAGAAACACTAGGGGGGGGGCAGAATAGTGAAAATAAAAGTCAGAAAAAGCAAAATAAGTTCTAAGTTTTATACAAAAAACATTAAAAGAAAAATAAGAAAATTATTTAAAAATATACATGGTAGAAAAAAAAGACAAAAATACAAAATACACGAAGCAAAAGAAATTTGTTTTTCTAATCATTTAAATCTTGCAAAAGACATTGATAGCATTTTAGAGATAGCCCCCCAAATAGACGAATATCTAAAAATAAGCCAGAGCCATAAAATATTACTAAATCACAGCAGAATAAATGATATATCCATTGGGGCATTACTGTATTTGGTGGGACAAATAAGCAGAATAAATAAAGTATTAAAGGCCTCTAGGCAGGTGGGGCTAAAATATCGAGATAACTTAGGCATAAATGCTAACAACGAAAAATTAAAATATCTTTTTTATAAAATAGGTTATTGGAAATACTTTGGTATCAACCATATGCCCTACAAGATAAGCAAAACAGCAGACGGATCATACTTCTTAAACATACAATCTTCAACTGACGCGGGCATTAATCTATTAAATGATATAAAACAATTTATACGAGAGCATACGGCTTTCTTTGCTAATAGGTATGAAATAGAATATAATTTTGATGATATACTGAAAGAGGCAATGGCCAACTCTTTAGAACATGCTTACCCTAACAATTTCAATAAGCCAGACAAAGAAAACGGGAGATGGTGGACTTGTGGACATTATGACAAGACTAGGCAAATTTTAGAGATTATTTGTTACGATTATGGGGTAGGCATAAGAGAATCAATTAGTAATAATCTACACAAAAAAGAAGCCGATGGTTTAAAAAATAAGGTTAGTGAGCTTTTTCAAACAACAATTAATAAAATAGCGTCTTATGTCAAGAACTCTGACGACGCGAGCTTAATAAAAATGGCAATAGATGGGGAAATACCAAAATACAATAAAAAACTAGAGCCAAGAGATAGAAACAAAGGCTTTAAGCGGTTTAAAAATTTTGCCATTGAGTGCGGATATGATTGCGAATTGGTAGTAGTATCCGGCAAAGGTAAATATAAATTTTGCTATAATAACACAAAAAAAGAAAAGTTAGAAGAAAAAACCACATTAAATGGCAACATCGATGGCATGCTTATAAAATGGAAACTACAAAAAGTAGAATGAAAGGGGATTAAATGGAAAATACAATTGTGTACAAGCCATATAATTTTGCAAAAGAATTTACTCCTAACCCAGGCCTAAGGTTTAGAAGTATGACTCCTGGCATTTCTGGGGAAGATTTTAGAGAGAACGTATTAGAAAAATTATTTGAAAATAGTGAAAAAATAATAATTGATGTTAGAGATATAGAAAGCAATTTAGGCTCATCTTTTTTAAGTGAGGCATTTGGTACAATAGCCGTAAAATACGGGCTTGATAAATTTAAACAACATATTGACTTTGATAAAACTACCGCAAAGGGCGAGATAACATACAAAGAGATGATGAAAAGAGTCAACGAAGCACTGGAAAAGCATAAACAATGAATATGGAAACCATATGGGATATTATAAACACTAGTATTGCTGCATTTGCTTTATACCTTGGGTGGGAGAATAATGCCAGTAACAAGCAAGATGATTTTAAAAAAAGGCTCAGAGAAAATCTTATTGACTTAAGGTCGCTTTTTGCAGAACTTGATGTGCAAAAATGCCAAACCGACATTAGCAAGGGTATTTTTATAAACAATATACACAAATACACAATGTATCAAGCATGGGAAAAAGAAAAAATAAAATATCTAAACAGATCTGAACAGGAAGAACTGTCTGATCTGCAACTAGAGGCAGAAGATTTTTTTGGGCAAATGCTAGATACGCCAGAAAGCATAAAACACTATAAAGAAGTTGTTAAGAATAAGATAAATAATTTTCTAAAAAAAATATAGATACTCCCATGCAAGCTCCGCAAAATAGATAACCCCAGGTGCATGCGGGGTACTAAGCCTAAGCCTACCTTGTTATCAAGACCGCAACAACGATTTTGAAGTTTTACCATCTTAAATTAAATTAAAAGAATTGAAAAGAAATGAAAAGCATTTTATTGCTAGCAATGCTGTATGCGTCGCTCTTTGCCTTTAACGGTAAAGTCGTCTCTATCCACGACGGCGACACGATCACGATACTTCAAAATAAAGCCCAAATCAAAGTAAGATTATTCGGCATTGACGCGCCCGAGCTTAAGCAGCCCTACGGCAAAAAATCAAAGCAATTTTTGGCAAATTTGATAACTGGCGAAATCGTAGAAGTCGAGGAAAACGGCAAGGATAGATACAAGCGTACGATCGGCACAATCTACTTAAACGGAGCGGACATCAACGCTCAAATGGTAGAAAGCGGCTATGCGTGGGCGTATCGCAAGTTCTCAAAGAAATATACTGCGCAAGAAAGCAAGGCAAAATCTCAAAAGCTCGGGCTTTGGCGAGATAAAGAGCCTATCCCGCCGTGGGAGTGGAGGAGGCGCTAGTATCATTCCTCTACATTTAGCTTTTCAGCAATCGCCTTTATCGTTTTTTCTGTGTAGTTAGCAGAATTTACGACATTGTCATCAATATTTCTATTTATCTCTATGATTTTGTCCACTTTTAAATAAATCAAAATTAACATCACGACAACAAACAATCTATACACCCATAACATATTTTACCTCTTTTTTAGAAATTATACCACAAAAGCTTTTTTAAAAACAATTACTTTTTATTACTTTTATTCTTACTTTAAGTGATTTTTAATCTTACCTTTGGTAATATTCACTTATCCAAACAAGGATAGGCGACCCACGCCGAGGTTATGTAACCTAAAGCTACGGGTTAGCGCACTAGGGAAGCGATATTGCCCTAGCCAGATCAGCCCTGATCGCGCGTGTATATCAGAGCTTGAAAAATCCACGCATTTTTATATGGCGGACGTATGTTAATCGGAAAACTCTTGGACGTCCGGAAAACGAGCTTTTGTAATGCAGGTTCGACTCCTGCCGTCCGCCACCACCGTATCTTAAATCAAGCCCCGCAGCCTCCTTAAGGTTGATAGGTTTTGCAAATACTAATATTTATCTTGGCGGGGTTTGTTTTAGGATACTCTAGTGACGGGCTAGTCATCTCTAGCCCGAGAAAGGATAAGCCGTGCGGCTTTTAAGGTTATTTAGGCGGCTTAGAGCGCGTAAATTCGTAATTAAAAACATTAAATTTCTAAAATTGAAAGGATAGGCAATGAAAAAGTTATTATTTATCGCAAACCACCAGGCTCCAAAAGAGCTAGAGGCCGAGTATGAGGTTGTCGCGCTAAGCGATGAGCAAAAGAAAATTTGGAGCAACATTCCAAAAGAGAATGTTGCAAACCACATAGCAAGCATAATAGAGGATGCCCGCAACTATGACTTGGTAGTTGTAGTTGGTGAGCCTCGCGCCTGCCATATAGTGGTTTGTGCCATAGGAAAAGAGAAATGCTTCTCTACGTATTCTATACGCCAAAGTATAGACGAGCCGCAAGCTGACGGCTCTGTAATAAAGAAAGCCGTATTCAAATTTGACGGATTAGTGGCGTATGAATAGGGAGTGCGACGAATACGACAGCCAAGAGTGGTCATCACGCAAAAGACCGACTTTAAAGGATAAGCAATGACACAAGAAAAAGCCGAAGCGAAAATCAAAGAGTATATGGGGGAGATTTGCGAGCGAACCGATAAGGACGACATTTACGGCGGGCTTGATAGTCTTTTTGAATACGAGGACGACACGGACGTAGTTTTGTGTATCCGCGAGTATTTGAGCGAGCACCCAAACGAAAAAGTCGGCGAAATGCTGGAGGAGCTGCTAGCGGACAGGCGCAAAATCAAAGAGGAGCGCAGGGCTAGGATAGAAAAGACGACGGCTCAAATTTTAGAGCCGTTTCGAGTAATTACCGATGAATATGAAAGGGTAGCGGGATGAAAAATATTATAGTGAGGGTATGGGATATGGATAAAAGGCGGTTTATCTCGTCTGGCGAAAAAGACGGAGAGTGGGAGACGATTTTTATCGTTAACGGCGGAGAAATACGTCCTGCCAGCGTTAGGCAATATGGGCTTAGCGGCGAGCCAGAACTTTGTGAGTGGGGAGGCAGTTATGAGACATCTATCAGCACAGAAATAAAAGACAAGAACGGCGCGGAAATTTACGAGGGCGACATTGTCAAAAAAAGTAGCGGGGCTATCGGGCAAGTAGTATATCTAAAGGCGACCGCAGGCTTTAAGCTCTACAACAACGGGCAGATATTTGACATCTTTGAGGCCGACGCGCGATATTTAGAAGTCGTCGGCAATATTTACGAAAACCCCGAGCTACTAAAAGGATAAAAGATGAGTATGCAAACATTTAAATTTTACGCCTCTCTATTCAAGAGAGGCGACGAAACGGACGGGCATTTAACGGTCGGCGATTTTGTCGCCTTTGTAAAATCATTTAGGGGGCAGAGATGATAGAAACGCTAAGTAAAATACAATGTGAGCTAAAAACGCCAAAGACACAATTTAACAAATTCGGCGGCTATGCGTATCGCAGCTGTGAGGACATAACCGAAGCGGTTAAGCCCCTACTAGAAAAATACGGCGTCGCGCTAACGATAAGCGATGAAATAACGCAGGTAGCAAGCCGCATATACGTCAAGGCTACGGCTACACTACGAGGTAAAGACGGCGAAATAAGCGTGGCGGGCTTTGCTAGGGAAGCCGAAACGAAAAAAGGTATGGATGAAAGCCAAATCACGGGTAGCGCGTCAAGCTATGCGCGCAAATACGCCCTAAACGGGCTTTTTGCTATCGACGACACAAAAGACGCCGACGCTACGAATACTCACGAGGACGAGCCAAAGCAGAACAAGCAGCCGCAAAAACAGCCGACGTTTTTAAACGCCGATCAGCTGAACGACTTGGGGCATTTGTGCGAAATAACAAATACTAACCCCGACGCAATAGTAGCGGCGTATAAGGTTAAAGCCTTTGCAAATCTGCCGTATGAAAAAGTGCGCGGGCAACTACTTAAAAAGCTTGAACAAATACAAGCTCAACAAAGTGCATAAAGGATAGGCGATGATAGTAACACTAACTCAAAATACCCCCGAGTGGCTAGAATACCGCAAAGGCAAATTTAACGCTAGCGAGGCGGGCGACGTTATGGGCGTGGGCTTTAACAAGCCCTACCGACTAGCGCAAATCAAGTATCAAGACAAGCAAGTTTTTCAATCGGGCGCTATGAAGCGCGGGCAAGAATACGAGCCGAAAATAAGGGCGATATTAAACGAGAAGCTAAATTTAGACCTCTCGCCCGTCGTAATGCAAAGCGACGCCGACCCTAGATTTTCGGCAAGTCTTGACGGATACGACGTATTCACGGACACGTTTTGCGAGATAAAATTCAGCGACGCCGAGCTAGAGTATCTACGCAAAAACGGCAAACCTAGCGAAAAATACTTTTGGCAGATACAGCACCAATACTACGTAAGCGAGGCTAAAAAATGTATATTCGCCGTAGGCTACATAGATGAAAATTTTGAAGTGCAGTGCGAACACGTCGAAGTCGAGCGTGACGAAAAGGCGATAAAAAAGCTAATCAAGGCGTGGAACGAGTTTGAAAAAACGTATAAAGACGCCGCCCCCGACGAGGAGTGGCTAAGTCTAAGCGAAAATATCGCCGAGCTAACCGAGCGGAAAAAGCAGATCGAGGACGAGCTACAAGCCCTAAAAGATAGAGCGATAGAAAAAGCCGCAGGCGTGGAAATGAAAGTATACGGGCTAACCATTAGCAAGATCGAATACAAAGAACGCTACGACTACAAAGCGTTTTGTGAACATACGGGGGCGATAATACCTAGAGAGTATCTAAAGGCGGGGTCGGTTAGCTGGGGCGTGAGGACGGCGTGATTATCAGCTCGCGGTTTAACCGCTTTATGCACGGCGTAGTATTGCGAGAGCTGGGCGCGCTTAGGTATTTGCAAATACGCGAGCATAAGCTAGCCCTGCGCCCCTTTTATCTCACGCAAGGCACGCTAAAACAGCTTTTAAAAGTGCTAGACTTCGACTACCCGCGAGAAAAAGAAGGCAAGCCCTTTAGCTACAAAAAGCTAACCACCCACGATATGTTAGCCCATATTGCTTTTATTGAGCTAGTGATGGCTGAAAACGGCTTTGAGCCAAAATATTTACAAGATTTTAAAGAGGAAATTAGAGATGTTTAACAGAATAGTTTTAGTCGGGCATTTAACACGAGATATTGAGCTACGCTACACCCAAGGCGGCGCGGCGATAGGCAGCTCAGGCATTGCCGTAACCCGAAAATACACGCTAAACGGCGAAAAGCGCGAAGAAACGTGTTTTATCGACATAACATTTTTCGGTAAGCTATCGGAGATAGCTAATCAGTATCTCTCCAAAGGCTCAAAGCTCTTGATCGAAGGTCGCTTAAAATTCGACCAATGGACGGACAGCAACGGGCAAAACCGCTCAAAACATACGGTAGCCGTCGAGAATATGACAATGCTAGGCGACGGGCAACGAGCGGGCAATAATCAAGGCGGATATTCGCAAGGCTATCGGCAAGGCGGTTATTCAAATCAACGCCCGCAGCAGAGCGCGCCAAAGAAACCGCAACAACCGCCGAAAGACTACGACGCAGACTACGACGCGCCAGAAATAGACATTGACGCCGACAAATACGACGACGACGAAACAATACCGTTTTAAAGGCTAAAAATGGGCAAAAACTTCAGCGGCAACACGAACAAGCGCCGGTCAAAAAGCGACTTCTACCAAACGCCGTATAACATCACGCGGCGGCTTTTGGAGGTAGAGAAGTTTAGCGGGCGCATACTAGAGCCTGCTTGCGGGGCGGGCGCGATAACGGCGATTTTAAAAGAGGCGGGCTACGATGACATTACGGCGTATGATTTGCTGCTAGACGGCAAAGATTTTCTAACCGAAACGTGCAAATTTGACGCGATTATCACAAATCCGCCTTTTAGCCTAGCCAAAGAGTTTATCTTAAAGGCGTGCGAAGTCGCGCCTAGATTTGCGTTTTTGCTACCGCTAAACTATCTGCACGGCAAAGAGCGGCTAGACGAAATTTATTCGCGCGAGATTTTAGAGAAAATCTACGTTTTTTCGCGCTACCCTTTGCTCTCCGCCCAGATACGCCCGGACGGCAAATACGAAACGGGTATGATGGTGTATGCTTGGTATATTTTCGATACTAGGCACAAGGGCGCGCCAACTATACGCTGGATAGATAACGATAGCGACGTAGCGAGGAGAGGGAAATGACGAATGCGGACGATTTAGAGCAAAAACTAAAAGCGGCGCAAGAGGAAATTACGAGGCTACGGCGCAAAAAAGTAGTTTTGCCCTCTCACGCGGCGGAAATATTGCGAAAAGTCAAAGAAAGCGCGCAAGCTGCGCTAAACGCCAAGACGATGACGAGCAAAGACCGCAGGCTACGCGGCATAATAAGCCGTATCGGCAACCCGTAAAAGGCAAAATATGACTACCAACGAGCTAAAAGACGCCGCTATTTTCATAATGGCGTATAGCTATCTAAAAAGGGATAGCTCGCAGGAGCTAGGACTATTCATAAACAAAAAAGCGAGCAAATTTATCGATGAGCTATTGGCGGCAATGACGCCGATTGCTAGATACTACTACGAGCACAAAAAGCGCATAGACGTGCAGATAACTGCGCTAGAAAACAAAGCCTACGTTCGCAAGGAAAACTTCGGCACGACAGCCCCACAACTAGCCTGCGATTTGATTTATTTGCGTTTCGCGCCAAACGAACGCAAGGGGCAAAGGCTAGCACCGATCTTAGCCGAGTTTTACGCACTCAACAAGGAGAAAATAATGTATATCGCAAACAAGAGCTACGATACCAAATATCGCAAAGAGGCGGAGGATAGCCAACGCCTAGCGTATTTTTACATTGAGAACATATGATGAAAGAAGTAGCAGACGATTTGCGAGCGATAATCGAGGAGCTAGCCACGCTTGAAAAGCGGCTCGATAGCCTAAAGCTAAAGATAGATTTAGCCTACGGCGCGAACCGTGAGCCGTACAAGTCCTGGATAGAGGACGTAAAAGAAATAAAAGAAACGATAGAAAGGATAAGAAAATGACGACTGAAGAAATGATCGAAGTAATGCAAGCCTACACAAAGGGCGAGGCGATAGAAGTATCCGACAAGGGCACAAATGACTGGAGCGAGATAAAACACCCGCTTTGGGATTGGAATAGTTTTGAATATCGCGTTAGGCCCGCAAAAAAAGTAACGATTGATAAGAATTTAAACAAGCATTTCATATCTAAGCAGCTAGGCAACATCGCGGAACTAATAGATACTAAAATTTTTCTCTACGAAGGCAAATACATAAGCGTCGATGACGTACTTTGGTATTGGGAATTCAAAATGTCCGATGGCTGGCATATCAGCCAAACGAGAATGACGAGAGCGCAGGCGCAGGCATTTGTCGGCGAGAGCGTAGAAATCGCCCCGCTTTACGCGCTTGGGTTTAGGATAAAGGATGAGAAATGAGTAGCCCTGATAGAGAAAAAGAAAAAGCCGCCCTAGCCGAGCTTGACGAATTTTGCAAACGCCAAAACGAGATCGCACAAGCCGAAACCGCGCGCCGCGCCAAAATAGCGTGGATAGCGCGCGAGATAGAGAAGTTTGACGACGGGCGGCTTAACCGCGTGATCGTCACGATAAATCAAGTCAAGGAGTAGAGATGAGCGAATTTCTGGAGCTTAAAAGTCTAATTCTTGAAATGAAAAATACCGTTTCCTTGCTCCTGCCAAAATGCGTGCCGTTATCTTACGTCTGCGACGTTTCGGGCAAAAGCCGCCAAACGATCACGGCATACGTCAAGTCAAATTTAGAGCCGCAGACTGAATTTTGGCTAGAGAATGGTAAAATAATGCTGTCTCAAACTGCCGCCCTTAAAATTTTAAGGAGATACAATGAAAAATAGCGGCGGGTTTAAAGTGCGAAATGGCATTATTTATGTTTTTGGCACGATAAACAAAATAAGGTACAGATTTTCTACCGGTAAAAGCGCGACTAGCGAAAATTTACGCTGGATCGCGCGTAATTACTGGAGCGTTCTTTTACAGAAAATTGACGAAAGAGAAAAGTCTAAAGAAGCCAATTTAAGCATTGAGGCATTTTTGCTTGAAATGCTGGAGCTGTCCAAACACAAGCGAAGCGAAACTACCCAAAACGAGTATATTTCAAAGACAAAACGGCTTATTGCGCCATATTTTTCCAAATTCAATATGGCAGACATAAAGCCTATTGATATTGAAAAATGGCAAAACGCGCTATTGGAAAAATATTCAACGGTTACGGTGCGCAGAGCGAAAACTTTGTTAAATTTCGCCCTTAATAAGGCCGTGTTAAATGATATTGTGCCGAAAAACCCTTGCGCTTCGGTCGACAACTTCCGCGTCACAATCAACAAAAAAGAGCCCTACACGATCGACGAAATGAGTAAGATTTTACGATCGGCTACGGGCTGGTTCGCCATATTTCTACACGTAGCATTTGCAACAGGGCTACGCACTGGCGAGCTAATCGCCCTAAAATGGGAGGACATCGACCTAGAGCGAAATATCATCTTTGTGCGGCGAGCGATCGTAAGGGGAGAAGTAAGCACCGGTGGAGCTACAAAAAATCACGATAGGATAGCCGTAATACCCGAATATTTGGCTGATATGCTAGAAGGCTACGATAGCAAAAGTGAGTGGCTATTCCCGACAAGAAAAGGCGAGCCGTTCAAGGAGGGCGGGAGCTTGACAAGGATGTATTTCAAGCCTTTACTTGAAAGAATAGGGGTCAAATACAAAACGCTGTATGCGACACGGCACACGTTCGTTTCGCTTTTGCGCAATTCGGGCATAAACAAAGATTTGGTCGCAGAGCTGGCAGGGCACTCAAGCCAAATCAGCGACAAGCACTACTACAAAGCCGAGATCACGCCTGAAAAAATACGCTCCATAAACAATGTATTTTTTAACATCAGGGCACAAATCAGGGCACAGTAAAAAGCAGCAGTGCTTGAAACGCTGATTTTTAGGGGCTTAAGGTTTGAAACCCGCAAGTTTCAAACTCCAACGGAGTAAAATTTAACTCAGACTACACGAAGACAAATCACACAAAGAAAGGAATGTTTCAAACTCCAACGGAGTAAAATTTAACCCTTTATTTCAAATGATAGAACCTCAATATTACGAAGTTTCAAACTCCAACGGAGTAAAATTTAACAAGCCGCCATTTCTTGATTAAATGCTGCTTGACAATCGTTTCAAACTCCAACGGAGTAAAATTTAACATAAAGAAATTCGTAGCCGATACGGATCTATTTGGTTTCAAACTCCAACGGAGTAAAATTTAACTTATCTATACTCTTGACAGCGTCTTTGATTTGATCGGTTTCAAACTCCAACGGAGTAAAATTTAACTTAAATTTGTCTTTGACTGTTTCGCCGTCTATGTAGTTTCAAACTCCAACGGAGTAAAATTTAACCCCTGGTTTGTAGTGAGAGTGTCGGCGATACTCTCGTGTTTCAAACTCCAACGGAGTAAAATTTAACTCCTCTCGATCCCCGACTTAACCTCAAAAAATCTTTTGTTTCAAACTCCAACGGAGTAAAATAAGCGCCCAACATTAAAGATGGCGGGAATACGGCAAAATCGAGACTTCAACAGCAACACTATAAGCTAAGAAAAAGGCACGTTTATTTAAAATTTGTCAAATCGTCAAGGTTTTGACAAAAAATAGGGCACAGTTTGGGGCACACACAAATTGTTTTTACAAGTCAATTTTTTTAAGCTGATTTGTAAAAGTAATTGTGCCCAAAAAAACAATATAAAATATTTATTTTATACTTTTTTATATCTATTACATATATTTTAAGTAATATCTAAGTAAATAAGGCGTATAATTCTCTTATCAAAATAAAGGGGATAAAATGGAAAATCTCGAAACATTCGGTCTTTTTCTTAGGGAGAAAGACTATCAATCATACAAACTATACGGAAGCCAAAGAAATGGCTATTCCA